TCTGTTGACATCTTGTACCTCTTTTCTTGTGCCATTTCTAATTTGTTATTAACTTATTGATTAATAACTCAAGCTTTGATATTTTCTTTTCTTGCGATATTAATCTAAGGTTTTGTGACTGAACAGTTGCAACTAAATCTGCGATAAGTTCTTCATATCTTAATCCTTTTGCTAAAACTTCATTATCATTATTTTCCTCGTTGTTGCATCTACTTTCAATATAAACTCCCCAGTCATCCAATTGCATCGACTGCTTAACATCTTGCGCAATAAATCCATGATGGAATCTATCAGAAGTACCATTATTGTATTTAAATCTCGAGGGAATTAATGAGTATATAAAATCAGAAGATTTTTTGGGATCTAAACTTTCTATGGAATTTTTTAAGTTTTTATCGGATACAGAAACACCTCCACTTGTTGTGTATAAAGTTCCTCTAACATTACAATCCCCATCTATATAACATCCTCCTGCATCATATGTAGAATCTTTTGTTTCACTCCACATGTGTAGACTCGGACCATATCCTGTGTAGACTCGTAATTCTACATTCCCTTGCGCTACATACCCCGGCGTATTTAAGTGGAGAGATAATCTATCAGAAGTCAAATAGGAATTACTATTTGTAGCGTATTGACTTGAGCTTGTATCTATACTTTCCGCAGTAAAATTACCATCGGATATTGTTGTTTTGCACGTAGTTGTTCCCGATGCCCAAGTAACACTAACTTTACTTTGCATATGCGTAGATGCAATCAAATTAATATTTCCGCCTATTGCGTTAATAATTCCAGTAATAGTTGCGTTAGTTGCTGTAAGATTATTTAATCTTGTATTACCCAAACTATCAACGCTGAAATTGCTTCCAACCGTAAAGTAATCAATTACCTTTATTATATCTGCATTAATTCCCCTAGCCGTAATAACATTAAATAATGCATTGCCATTAACGTCTAATGCAAAAGTTGTTGTTCCATCATTGCTAACCATTAATCCTTCTGATGTAAATTTCCATACTTTGCTTGATTCTGCTATTGTAGGTTGATTATGCATATAGTAAATAGTTCCACCGTTATCATCTTCTATTTCTGTCTTATGTAATCCAAACCCATTAGTAATAAGATTTGTCAATTGTTGTAGTTGAAGATCATATGATGATATCTCTCGCTTTGCTACTCCTTTAACCTCGGCTAGCACTTTGGTAGATGGTGAATAGTCAGTGCTATTTTTCTTTGAAAATGTTTCAGCATCAGAAGTTATTGTATCGTTGCTTCCAGATAGATGCCTATAATTACTAAATAATATTGGGTATGTATTACCCTTACTTGTCATTATACCTATGTCTCCAGCTTCACGCGAAGGATCTGAAAATGCGCTTGCTGAACAGGTTCTAAATGTCATTCCGACTATCTTATCTCCTACTGTGCTTGCTATTATGCTAGCTTTTCCATCTTGTATCAGTGGATTGTTTGATATTTCAATTACGTACTCGCTTGAGCCAAATAACGCGGTCTCACCATCATCTGCGGTTATGCTTTTTGCTTTAACTTGAACTCCTGTAATAGCAATATCGTCTGTACTGATTGTTGGTTGGCTACCAAATGCATAAATATGGTGGTAGTTCTTCATGTCTGCGAATGTACCACCACTAATTACATCAGTAGCCATATTTGCAAATGTTCCCCCACTTATTACATCAGTTGAAGGCTTATTAAAAGTACCACCATAAATATTTGCTAACTTTTTAAGTGCTGCAACATCAAACCATTTTAACTCTAAACCACCATCTACATTACATCTTGCAAAGTTACCACTTAATTGAGCTATATAACCAACTATATCTCTACATGTAGTAGCTTCAGAATTCGGTCTAACTTCAATCACGAAATTAGAGTTTAAAAAAGTAGCAGTAGAAAGAAATACGCCGCAATAAGTGGTGACTGCTAATAATAGTTGAATTGCTGTACATGGAAAAGCTATTCCAACATTAGAAAAGGGTTTATCAAGTTTATTCATATTATCAAAACCATTTAATATGATCGTAGAACCAGCTTTAATAGGTTTATCTACCGTAAATATACCCTTCTTTAAATATTCAATTGAAGAGGATAATTGTAAACCCGTATATGGAGTAACTACAGCGCCTGTAAAATCATAATTATCAAATTTACCGCTATAATTGTTAAGCCTAATTGAACAACTATTGATTTTCGCCGTTCCAATCTTAAAGGTTCCGGGTTCTGATACTCCGTCATCTATCTCAATACCAGGCATCATAATGTCTTTGTTTTCATCGAGAAGATATAGAATTGTTCCGTCTGCTAGTTGCAATGTTGCTTTTGGTAGGAATTTTCTATGTCCACGTACTATGCTTTTATATTCATTACTTGTATTAATCATGGACCCTCCTAGTTTTCAATGAATGTCATTGATATTCCTTTGTAATATATTATATCGTTAATTAATACGCCTACTGGAACATGTCTATCTCCTACATAGCAGTTATATGTTTGCATAGCGTTTTCTTCCGGGTTATGAGTCTTTATATTAACATTTGCATGTCCATTCATTTTTATAGCCTGCAGAAGATTTCTTGTATCCTCTGCAGTTACATAACCATCCCATGAATACGGGAGACTTTTCTTTTCTGCTATAATATCATTATGCATTGTTGCCGTTGTATCTCTTCCTGTTTCATCGGTTGATATAGAGCCATCATCCCAACTACCACCAGTAGGAGAAACAACAACTATTCCATTAATTTCTAATATATTCATTTAAGTTTCTCCTATCTAGGTATTGTACATTCTTCCTATAGTTTCATTTCCTCGGTTAGCGTGTCTTGCAACATCTTCATCACTCATATAGAAGCTAATATTCATAAATTCTTTAAATACTCTAGCCATAACTCTATACAGTTGTGCTTCTGTTAATCCTCCTGAACTACCAGCCATCTGTGCGGCTTCTATCGCCATCTGACGAAGTTTACTTTCAGGTGATACAATTTCACCTTCTCGCTTATTATCACCGATCATAGCTAACTGAGGTTGATTGGCGCCTACATATCCACCTTGCGCTAGCTTGGGAATACTTAGCATTCCTAGCTTTCCAATATCAACTCCGGGTATTTTGTTTATCATTCCAATAGCACCATTGATTGCTTTGATGAATCCATTGATAGTATTTTCTGCAAATCCTATAATGCTGTTTACTACATATTTAAAAGCATCTCCTATAGAACTACCGATAACAGATCCTATACTACTGAATCTTTCCTTAATGATATCCCATAAGCCACCAAAGAAATTTGCTACGCCTGAGAACGCTCCTTTTACCGCGTTCCACGCTCCACTGAAGACGCTGCCGAACCATGAGCCAACGGAAGAGAATATACTGACTATCCCGTTCCATATACCACTAAAGAAACCCCAATAGGTATTAAAGACATAACATATTCCATTCCACGCGGCTGTAAATATTCCCTTGAACCAATCTACTACTACACTAAATATGCTGACAATACCATCCCATAACCCTTTAAAGAATGCTGCTAATGGTTGAATAACGGTTGTGTTAAACCATTCAGATACTCCGTTCCATATTGAAACAATTCCAGCCCAAACATTTGCTGCCGTTTCTTTTACTAAATCCCAATGCTTAACTAACAAGAAAATACCTGCTACAAGCGCAGCAATTGCTAATATTACTAAGGTTATAGGGCTTGTTAGAACTGCTAACGCTCCATTAAATGCCCATGTTGCAGCTGTTGCAATACCTGTGGCTACTGCTTGTGCCCCCGTTGCAACTGTTGATGCCATTATTTTAATAACATGGCCGGCATAAGCTAATCCACCTTTTAATACTTCAATATTGCTTTTAGCCTGTGCTATCGTTACTCCAAATAAAGCATTTTTAATTTTAATTAAGGAACCTGTTACGCCTCCTGATGTAGCGATAAAATTTAATAACTGTACGGTTTTCCATGCAGCCATAAAACTTCCTACAATTACCGCCATTGTCCTAACTGATCCTTGGTTTTTATCAATCCATCCTGATACACCTTTTAATGCGACTGCTGTATTCTTTAGCACAGATACAATTGCTCCACCTGTCCATGCTGCTAGTGGCTGTAAAAAGCTATCCCATGCCCATTGCCATAGAGGCTGTAATGCTTTAAGAGTACTATTAAATATATCTAATGCTCCTGCTGTTACGTCTAAGAATGCTGGTAGAAAGTCTTGTATTGTCCATGTTGCAAGAGGTACTAATATATTCGTGTAAGCCCATCCAAGCGCATCCCACAATGTACTAGCAAGTGCTGACGCTGAATCACCTATATTACTAAACGCGGCCATTAGTGGAGAAAAGTTTATACTCCTTAGTGGTTCAAGAATTGCCATTAATTTAGCAACTGCTTTTTCTGCTCCTGATGTATCCGGTTCTGAAACTTTAGGTATAACCGATGCTGGTGACGAAGTACTACTCGATCCCCCTGATGTATCACTTGCTGCCGAGTCACCGATTTTAGTAATCTGATCGAACCCTGCAAGTGCTTTTTCTGCTACCTTCGCACTTGATGCGGTAGCATCTCCTAACCCTGTTACGTTTGAGGCTGCATCAACTGCATTACTTGCAATATTTGCTAGTGCACTTCCTGTTGATGATGTCGCATTAACTCCACCTGTCAAAATACTTGTGAATGCTGAAAAACTTGCTGCAAGACCGCTTACTTTTGATAATAATGTATTTACCATATTGATAACTGGTGTAAATACATTAATGAGGCCTTGACCGATACTCGCTTTTAATGCATCAAATTGCGTGCTAAGTATTCTAACCTGGTTCGCCCATGATCCGCTTGTCTTTGCGAAATCTCCCTGGGCCAGTCCTAATGCAGACATAACGTATGCATATCTTAGAGCGACCTTTTGCTGCTCCGTCATGGTTGCTGTTGTTTTTCCAAATCCATTATTTAATGCGTAATTATCTAAGTTCGTCTGTGTCATAACTACACCGATTTCCTTTAATGATTCAGTTTCACCGGTCCATATTGACTTAAGTTTTGTATATGCTTCATCGTTTGTCGTATTATAAAATGATGCAACATCACCAGCTAATCCAGTAACTCCTGCAGCCATATCGTAAGATGCCTTTTCAGTAAATCCCATTGATTCTGACATTGCTCCAAGAGTACCCATATACTTCTTTGCAACTGTTTCTGACAATCCAAACTGGTTCATAGCATTTGATGCAAAGTTATCTATTTGATTACTCATACCTGGGAATGCTGTATCAACTACATTTTCAACTTCAGTTAAATTACTTCCAAGTGTTAAGCAAGACTTTGTAAAGCTTGCGACTGCGGCGATTCCAAGAACCATACCGATTTTTCCACCAAGACCTGAAAACGATTTAGTTGTTCCTTTTTCAGCTTTACCAGCGATTCCGTTTAACTGCTTATTAAACGTTCCCGGATTGACATTTAGTCCTAGATCTATGTTACCAACTGTGGTACCCATATCTGTTATACCTCCTTCCGTGTTTATTTATCTGTTAACTGAAAGATGCTTTAGCCCAAGCTTGAAAACCATCGAGATAAGCCTTATATGTTGCTGGATCATCTCTTCTTTTTTGGTTCTGGTGTATAAGCCATTCATTCCTAATCTTCTTTTGGTCCTTAGTAAATTCTTTGATTACCTTTGGATCCTTTTCTGCCCTTACGGAAGCAATACGCCCCAATGGTGTTTCCGGCATTATTCCTCCAAGAAGAGTACAGAACTCTGACCAAGACATATCTTCTTCTTGTCTGAGTCGAATCCCATACTGCATAGCAAAAGATGATTCAATCAAATCATAGTCATAATACAAATCGTAGTAGCTCTCACTACTATTGAAATCGTTTCTCTGCGGCTTCCATGTCTTCTAATGTCTGACCTGTAGCAGCAGCCATTACAGCGTTATAAACTAATTTGTACTCTGGTAGCGGTAAATCAATCTTTTCAATAGCCTTAACTACTGTTGGGCTTACAAGCATTGCTAAAATCTTTCCCATGAATGCAAATTCATCGTATCCCTCTTCAGTTTCTTTAGCTTTCTTCTGTTGTTCATTTACTAATAGTTGCATAGTAAGAATTACGCTTTTTCTGTTGTTTACAGTTGCAACAATATCATCACTGATCTTTACCATTGGTAACTCGTTTGTTATCTTGCTTGAAATATCTATTATATTTGCCATTCTATTTCCTCCGAATTAAATAGAGCAGACACTATCCGCGCCTGCTCTTCAATATTATTTATTATGCTGTATATACAACGTAAGTCGGTTTTCCATCACTGAGTGCTTCCCACTCTAATCCATCAGCAGCAGTACTATCACCACCCATGCTAGTTGTATTGATTACACAGTTAAATGTGAGCGCATCACCATTAGGGAATGTAATTGCAAAAATCGAGTTACAATCTTGACCATTTTTCCATGCGAGAGATGCAACATAATCGTTGCCCGGATCTCCATAGTTACGTTTACCGCTCATTGATACAGATAATGATTTAGCAGTCATTAATCTGCTTACCCATCCACCCATATTCATAGCGTTCCACTCTTCAACAGAACCATCAATACTGATAGCTAATGATTCAGCATCTTTTACAACTGTTGATACTACACCAGTTCTTCCAGCCATATTTACACCAAACGTAAGTGCATTAACTGGATTTACACCACTTAATATAGTTGGTGAATTAACCATCTGAATTAAATATACCTGTCCGTCTACTAGTCCAGTAATGCTTGTACCTGATAAAGTTGCTATATCTGCATATGCAACGCTTCCTCCTGCAGTTCCTAATGTTCCTCCTGCGAGTACAGGGAATGTGAATCCACCTGTTGTTACTTTATATTTCTTTCCGGTTGTTAATCCGGTAGCGCTGGCAGTCGCAGCCGTACCAAGTGATCCACTTGCTAATAAAATTGCCATAATTTAATCATCCTTCCTTAACTGTAATATCTAAATCTATTACGTACTCATAAATGTCATTATCATTGACACCTACGTGTACAGGTTCATTATTCTTCATATTAAAAAAGCACTCATGGTTACCAATGGTAGCTTGAGTGCCTTTGAATATGTCATATATACTTTGTGCTGCTATTTCTGATGGATCGCAATACTTTGTCCATTGAATTAATATTGTTATTCCCTTAACTGCAGACGATGTATTTTCAAGTCCACCTATTGCAATTTTACTTCCTTCACTTGCTCTTCCATAAATACAGATTGCTTTTTCTATCTTTGGATCTGTTTTGCCTATGTAGGCCATAGAAACATCTGCAATTAATGGTTTAATCCAATCTCTTATATCTTTAAGTGTCATTATCACACCCCGCTTAATTTCTTAAAAAGTCTTTTATATGCATTAGGAGCAAAGAGCTTTTTACTTCCAGATATCCAATCATCATACCAACGTCCTTTTGCATTTGGGTTATCCAGCTTATTGAATTTGTATTCAGGATGGAAATACATCCTTCTCGCATAAGGCGTATCAGATGCTATATTAACCTTACCACTTTTACTTATTCTAAGATCAACTGATGTAGATTCATTCTGAAGCGTGCCTCCGCTATAACCTGTATTCGGATCCGCGTGGCCAAATGGTATAACATTACTTTTAATGATGTCTGTTTTGACTGCTTCTGCAGTCATTTCGAGAGCTACTATTTGTGCATAAGAAAGTTTTCTTAATGCTGCCTTATTCATTTTCACCTTAACATTCATCTACATCAGCTCCAATATTGTACAGTATATAGTTCCATCTGGATTAAGAGGTCTTTCACACTTATAAATTTTATGCTTTTTATCTCCCCTGTTAGCCATTCCTGTCGCTATTACTGATAACTCAGGGAATAAGTCACCTAATGCAATTAATTTGCCTTCTAGCCTTATAATCTGTTTCTCTGCATTCATAACCTGGTATGATTTACCACTATAAAAGCATTTAGGTGTAACTACTGGCCCATTAATGGGGCCGCCATTTTCACCAGTGCTTTCAATCTCAATACTTATGGTCCATTTCTGGTTAAATAACTTTTTAGGAAGCTGTGGTAATTTGTTAGGTATCATAATTACACCACCCTGCTCATAAGGCCTGTTTGCTTTAACAACATATTAGCCCCAGGACTAACACCACTTGGTGCAGAACTGCCGCCGCTAAAGCTCATACTTAGACCTGATACACTAAAGCCACTTAATGACTCTGTATCAATACCATAGTCTTCATAATATTGCGCTTGCAGTACTGTAGCTCTTTTAATCTTATCCTGCTGAAATGCTGTTAAGTTAGTAAAATCAATCGCTACAATTCTATTGAATGTGAGCTCATCAATCTTGCTACTAGCTAATTCTAGTAGCTCTGGGCTTAAGGTGTCGCTAGTAGCATATGCCATTGACTATACCTCCTGTTTCCCTTCTTCATCAGCTTTAGGTTCAGGATCTTTAGCTGTTTCCTTCTCTGCGTCGGCAATCTTTTTTAAGATACCATTTAAAGAAGTCGAATTTCCAATATCAATTTTATGCTCTTCAGCATAGTTTCTCAATTGGTCGATATTCATTTCACTAATACTGGAAGGCTCTTTCTTCTCTTCCTCTTCTACCGCATAACCGTGGCCTCTAAACCATTCTAAAAGGGTAGGGTTTTCAGTTTCCCCTACCCCTTTTGCAAAGGCTACACTGGCAGAAATACCACTATATTGTTT